CGTCCATCTGCACATCCATGGACACTTGCTCGGTCGCGTGGGAGTACTTCGCCAGGTCAGCCCGGGCGCGGGCTGCAAGGTTCGCCTGCACCTTTTCGTCCTTGTAAGACACAACCTTGTCGAGTGGCAGGAAGTCCGATGTGCCCGAGCCGTCAGCAACACTGAGGAGCATCTTCTTTTCTGAGCCTTCACCAACCGCCGCTATCCGGTTAGCCATGCTGGAACCATCCCTGCGGACCTTCAAATTAGAAGCCGTAGAGAGTGGAACATCCAAAGCCCAAGCCCACGTCCCAGAAGTCAGGTTGCCCGACAGCAACACCCACTCAATGGACCCGCTATCAGTCCAGCGCGGCGCAAGGTCCATGTCCGGGGCGTTCTCCGTCGACGTGATGTCATCAAGGACAGACGCCACAGTCGGGAGGTTCCACGGATCATACGAACGGTTGTCGCCGCCCGACGTATCAGCCGGCAACACGATAGGCAGGTTGAACCTTGCCGCGTCGTTCTGCCCCTGATAGATCGCCTGCTTAATCAGCATCGAAAGGCTGACGCCAGTGTAGGAGAGCGGCGGCCTAGTCTGCACCCCATCGCTAAGGATGTCCGCCATCACCCGCCGGCTGAACAACGAATAAATGTCCTCGTGCGAAACCGAAACAGTCCCAGCCGAACGGTCCACCGTGTAACCCGTGATGAACCCTACGTAGATGATGACCCCGTAGAAGTCCATGACGATCATGCGTTTCCACGGCGCCAGGTTCGTTTCCGTCGCCGTCTCAGCAACAAACGGATCCCGCACAGCGAAATCCGTTGTCCCGCCCTTACCTGACCCCAACGCCCGCGCCCAAGAGGACGCGGACGGGGTCAGCTCGATCTTCGACTGCCAATTAGAAGTGCTCACAGAGAAAACACGCCAAGCCATAAGTGCTCCCTCTAGATGTAAGTGTCCACAATGGTCATGTCCGCCGAGCCGCTGCCAGTCGTAACCGGATACAAACCCACGCCAACAGCCTTGCCGGGCGGGATCGGGGCCGTGTTCGTGTTCCCCAAATTCCCCTGGTTCAACACGCCGTTGATATACAAGCGCCCGTTGTTGTAATCCACCCGATGAGGCGCACCCGTCACAAGCGGCTTCGTGACCGTGTAATTCCAGCCATCAACCGTGATCGTGTACCCGCCCGGCATATCGCCACGGATCACAAATGACGGGGTCGCGTTATAGTTCCCGCGATGAAACACCGTCACAGGGGAGCCCGTCGCAACAGCAACCGTCCGCGAATCGCCGTACTTGCGTGGGTCAACACACTTCAGGCTGACCTGCCACTGCGAAAACGTGTCCGTGATCGGCGTGAACTTGGTCCTACTATTCCGTTTCGCATCAGCCCACCGCACAGAGCCATGACCAGCCACCGTAAGGCGCCCAGAGATTGGGCCGGTGAGGAAGTCGCCCGCCTCGTGCAGTTGGTTGTGACCCTTAGCACGAAGGGTGCCGTTGATCGTAATGAGTCGCGCCTGGTTGTAAACAGGAAGATCAAACTCGCCATCCTGATAAGGCCGCTCCTGAGTCTCGCCCTTCACGTCCGGCGAATCCCACCAGCCCTCAAGCTCCCCAGTCACAGCCCATTCGCCGAAACGGTCAGACCCGGAAAGGGTGCGCCCCGCCCATGTGATTAGCTCAGGCAAAGCGCATCCCACCCTTCGTATTGATCGCGTGCGTAACGTCGTCCGTAATGTCCCGGCGCAACTGCACCGGGTCCAAGGCCGAGAACTGAGCCCCGCTGAAATCGAACGTGATGCCACCGGCTCCAGCGGCAACGGCGGTCGCTTGTGCACGCGGCGCGGGAGCAGGAGCCGGGGCATACCCGCCATTCAGCGCGTCCAAGTAGCCGTAGCCGACAGCCTTAGCAGCCGACGCCTTGACCACGTACTCATCCTTCGACAGCATGTGGGGGATTGAGTCAGACAACGACGTTCCCGGCCCATAGACCCGACCGCCGACAGCCTTCTTGGGGAAGAAATCGGGCGCATACACGCCGGCACCCTGACCCGCGGAACCATCAGAAACCTGCGGCGCCAGGCCAACGCGCCTCTCAAAAGTCGTCGCAATCGTGTTGATATTGACCGTGACGTTCTTGCCGTTCAGCGCATCAGCCTTGCCCCTGATCCCCTCGAGAGTGGTCGATGCATGGTCATCGATCCACGCATCAATGCTCACGTTCGGGGGAACCTTAAGTACTTCGCGCGCTAGCGCTATCGCAGCGTCGCCAGTGATCCCGAATTGCCCGGCAGCGGCGATAAGGCCGTTGTACGTGTTAGTCAATGCGCCTTGCAGTTCGACCTGAGACGCGCCGTTCTGCGCCATCGTCTCCGCGTTCCGGATACCGGCTTGCGCCACTCCGTCGAACATGGCCTGGTTTTTGATACCCTTAGCGGTGGTGTTGTCAAACTCGGTGCCCAGGCTGCCGATCTTGCCGCCCGTACCATCGGCGTTGAGCCCAAGATCAAGCAGCGCCTGAGACCAGCCGCGGGCAGCGTCCCGAGCGCTGAGCTGTAACAGCCCAGCGCTAAGCAGAGACTGCGTGAACTTATCCAAGTTGGTGATGGCGCCTTGAGCGCTAAGCCCGACTTCTTCAAGCGCCTTCGACATTTCATCAGTGACGGGCGCCGCTTGACCGGCTGCGTTCGTGTACGTCTCCGTAGCGCCAGCAGCACCCTGCATGGACGCGGGAACCTTACCCATAGCGAAGTCAAGAAGATCCTGACCCTCAAGATTTACGTGCGCTTGATTCGCAAGGCCAAGCAGAGCGTCCTTGTAGCCAGGGACGGACTCAAGGGCCTCTTTCGCGCCCTTACCGTTCTTCTCAAACTCCTTCGTGAGGGCTTGGAAGTTCTTAGCCGCGGTATCCCCGGCTCCGTTCTTTACTAGGTCGCCCATCGCATTGCCAAGGCCGTGCAGCCGGTCTTCCAACTGCCCAATCTCGCCCTTCGGCAGCCCGATAAAGCTCGTGAACGGCTCGAAGAACTTATTGCCAGCGTCGTCGAAGTTCTGATTAGTGAGGCGCTTCACGGCGTCAGCCATGTTATCCACGTTGGAAACGGCGACACCGTTTACCTTGTCGAAGCTCCCGAAGATCGAATCAAAGCCGGACGCATCCCCGGCCTTAGCGACCTTCAACAGGGCTTGCCCAAAGTCCTCGGCAGACTTCGTATGCTTCTCCGTGAACACCGCGGCGGCGACCTGCAAAGCCACCAATGCTGCGGTAGCTATAGCAGCACCCTTGCCAACCTTGTCGATACCAGCGCGGGCCTTCGAACCAGCAGGTGCAATCTCGTTGAACGAAGACCGGAACTCCAGCAGCTTCGGCAGGGTCGCAACCAGGGCGCCGCCAAGCAGTAGAGCACCACCGGCCATGCCTGCAATACCAACGCCTGCGTTCAGGATCGGCGTTGGGATCTTGCCAATAGAATCGACAAGGTCCTCAGCGCCCTGCACTAGGCCCCGCAGCGACTCAGCCGCACCAGAACCGCCCTTGATCAGAACGGAGTCGAACGAGCCGCCCAGCTTCTCCAAGTCGCCCGCAAGGTTGTCCTGTTTAATGGAGGCTGTCACTGCCGCATAGCCCGCGTCGTTGACCTTGTCGGTCCACTCGGAGATGCCCTTAGCGCCGTTTTCGTAGAGAACATTCGCGGCCCTGACAGCGTCAGAACCGAAGATCACGCCCATAGCAGCGTTACGCGCCTCCGGGGTCAGGTCCTTCATCGAGGTCTTCAAGTTCTCCGAGAACTTAGACAATCCGATGAACTGCCCCTGCGCGTCATACGCGCTGATGCCCAGATCGGCCATCATGTTTTTAGCCTCAAGAGACTGAGGTGTTAGATGCTGCAACATCGACTTGAAGCTGGTGCCAGCGTCGGAACCGATCAGGCCAGCGGAAGCGAACGCAGCGAGCCCGCCAGTCGTTTCTTCAATGCTCAGTCCGCTAGACGCGGCAACAAGACCGGCCTGCTTCAAGGCCATGCCCATATCCTCAACGGAACCCTGAGCCTTGCCGGCACCAGCAGCCAGAAGGTCCGCAAGGTGGGGGATGTCCTTACCTGAAAGCTTGAACTGGGTTAGTGCCGTGGCCGCGATTTCCGCAGCATCCCCAACGCCCAAAGAACCAGCCGCAGCCAGGGACAGCGCGCCATTCAGCCCGCCGCCGAGAATGTCCTTAGTGGACACGCCAGCCTTCGCCAACTCATCAATACCCTGCGCAGCTTCCTTCGCGGAGAACGCCGTATCAGCACCAGCGTTGACAGCCGCCTCGCGCAGGAGATCCATGTTGCTCGCGGTTTCGTGAGTTGAGGCTTGGACCTCGCTCATAGCCGAGTCGAATTCCATGAAGCTCTTGACGGCGATAGCAACACCAGCAAGCAAGGCGCCACCCATGACCATCGAGGCCTTGCCGACGCGGTCTAGGTGCTGCTCATTCTCACGAGCGAAGGAAGCCGTGCGATCAGCAAAGTCAGTCGTCGCCTGCTGCGCCGTCCGCATCCCAGACACAAAACCCTGGACCTTAGCCTCAAGGGCGATTGATATTGACCGGTCAGCCACAAAGGCCCCCTATGCTGTTGGTTTAGTCGTTCAAAATAGGGGCGATCATCAGCGCCTGATTGTTCGGCTGATCCTTGTAAGGCTCCATAGCGACAGCCCGCGCCGTCGTCGCGTGGCAGCGGATCGGCAAACCACCCTTGAACTTGAGTTCGTTCTCAGGGTTCGTGCACACATCCAACGGGCCACCACACAACGGGCACAATGACGCCTTATAGGCCTGTAGCGCGAGGATGACGGTCTGTTCCGCGTCGTCCCACTCAGGCTCAGGACGGGACGAAACAACCCGCCCAAACTCATCGAACTCATACGTCGTCACAGGTTCCCAGCCGTGAAACCGCTTCAACGAAATACCCAGCGAAAGCGCCGCCTCTACGTCAGATCTGAGTCCTGGATCATCCTGAAGGCGCTTAGCGAAAAAGGGACCTCGTTACGCCCCTTATTCACCCGGAGTGCGGCAAGGATGAAGTCCTCATACTGCGAATCGGTCATATCCTCCGCGAGCGGTCCCCACTCCGTCTTTACGTCGAAGTCCAGCGGGTCGCCGGTATGGTTCGTGACCTGAACAATGCACGCCGGAATCGCAACCGTCATCAGAGCCTCAACGTTGAACCCGTAAGACTTGTCCAGCGCGTTACCGTCGCGCGGGGCGTGCTCAGCAACCAAGTCATTCCAAGCACCACGCGGCAGGCCACGCAACAGGAACTCAACAGTTGAGGCCTTCATCTCCTCCTCAATGTCGTTCACCCGCTGCGCCAAATCCTTCAACGGATCAACCATGCGGGCATCAGCGAGGGATCGATTACGGGCCGCATTGAACTCAGCCTCCGCCGCCTCATGGGCAGCCTTCAAATCACCATCAAGGCAAAAAGGGACACGCGATTCAGGACGCTTCACAACAAGAGCCATAGCAGTTCTCCAAAGTTTTTGAGCGGGACAAGTGGGACTGAACCTGTGCGCCCGCGGTCCCACAACACACGGGCGCACAGGGGTTCAAAGGGTGAAGACTAAGCGACCGTTACGGCGCTGATCTGCACCTGGCCGGTAACGAACAACTTCTGCCCCAGCTTCAGGACACTGTTTGCTTCCGGGGGAAGCTCGTTGTACTCGCCCGGGGTGATCGGGTAAACCGTCACCTTCTGGCCGGCGGCAAGAGCGGTGTCATAAGGCAGGCCCGTGCGCACCACAAGGTACTGCGCGGTGCCGGGCACGAGGGTGTCCTTCGCCTTGTTGAACGCGGTCTCGTTCGTTGAGTTGGTGTTGTCGATGTACTCGACTTCAAGGCCGCGCTGAGAACGGCCCTTCTGCTCATACGTCTGAGTCGTGCACAGGCGCTCATCCGTGATGACCTGCTCAGACAGGGACGGCTTGTAACCGCCGCCAGTCAGGTAGCAGCTAATGTCCACGGAACCCGCGGCGTTCAGCTCGGTAGCGACCTTCGGTGCGCTCGTGTCCGCGATTGCGGCAACAAGCTTGACGAGAACATTGCCGTCAGCCGGCGTACTCGGAATATCAACAGCCATTTAGCTTTCCTCTTTCTTGGGCGCCCGAATGGGCTGTATGTTGTGCTTGGGTCGTCGTGGCCGGTCCACGGGTGGGAACCGGTCACTCTTGACGGGGGTGAAGATGCCCTCACCGATCCGCCAGTCATCCGCCGGCACGTCGAACTCGTGCCCGGAATCTTTGTCTTTCACGCGTACGAAAAGCACGGCAGGACCACCTTTCGGGGGCAACAAAAAAGCGCCCCGGTCAGGAGCGCTTGCGGTTAGTTGGTTTCGGAGCCGGTGAGGATCCAGTCGAACGGCTGATACAACGGGTGCTCTGTCGTCCCTGGAATGGTCACGTCATTGTCAGGCTGTATCGGCTGGTCGTTAGGCTCAGATTCGATAGACCCGAGAACCCAGCCGGCAACTGTTGGGCGTTTCCCCTCAAGGCAGTCCGACAGTTTCTGCGCAATGATCCGCACCGAAGCACCAGACAAGCCCACAACGGTTGTCCGCGCCTTCAGCCGGCGCAACTGCACAGACCGCGCCGCAGAACGCTCAGCAACGGTCGGGAAGTTCGTCAACACGAACACGTACGGGAAACTCGGGCTGTTCGGAACCTTGTCCCGATACACCGTGAACCCAGTCAGCAGCGACTCAAAAGCCGTAGCCAGTGCATCACCCGTCATAGTTGACCAGCCCAACGCTCGCGCAGCTTCTCAAGCTCGGACACAAGTCGCGGCTCCTCACTGCGCAATGGCTTCTCAATGTCACCGCTGCCACCACCGCGGCTAGTGCCGAAGTAGTAGATATTTCCCAGCGAGCCGCCCTTGCGGGACTTATCCGGACCGATAACATAACGCGCCCGGCCCGGCAAATAGTACGAGTCATAGGTGATCGACCCGGCCATGCCCTTGAAGTGCTTCGACGCGCTAACGTCGGCCCGCATCTCGTCCTTGACGTTCTGCGCGCCCTTCTTCAGGACGGCGTCAACATCTTTGACAGCAGACCCGGCAACGTGCCCCAGATTCGTAGCCAACGCCCTAAGCTCCGCGGTACCGTCACTCACGCGACCACCTCGGAAACCCGTGTACGCTGCGCCGTAGCCATCGACTTATGAAACACCTCAACGATTCGGTAGACGCGCCCCGCAAGCTGCGAATCCAGAACAGCAGAGTTCAGCGTCACAGTGTCATCCACAGCGACCGGACCAGCCGAAACAGGCAGGTCAAGGCGCGTATCCTGCACCGTGAACTGATGCCCGCCAGCCGTAGGGTTAGCCGCCTGAGTTGCCGTCGCCTGCACCTTGCATTTGCCGTCATAGACCGTCGTGAACGTCGGCACAACCTGGCCCGTATCAGGATCCGTGAAGACACCCGACTGACGACCAATGGTGCAACTATCCAGCATCAGGGACTCAGCCTTCAAGCGCCCGCGCAAAACCATGTCAGGAGCCCCCATCAGGAACCACCCAACCTGACCTCAAACGCGCCGCCAGTCCGAACGCCGAACCACTTCAACTCCTCCGGCGAAACGTACAGCTCACCAGAAGACAACGAAGTATCACGAGTGCCGCCGCCCTCGGTGTAGTCGTCGATGCTCCCGCCAGGAGCAACCCGCCAACCATCAGGGTTCTTCAGGACACGCCGCACCATCTTCGCAACGACAAGGCGCACCAAATCCGGCGACTTCGACTCAAGGCCAGGAACCACCGCAGCCAAGATGACAAGTGCCTCCGGAATCAACCCGGAAGCACTCGCCACCTCAACCTCAGTGAGAGGGCGCCAGCCCGAAGCAACATCATCAGGTGTCACAACAACCATGACGCCCCCTCCCTAACTATTCAGACTTCGCAGCAACGCCGGGGATAACATCGTTCGACGCTTCCCCAACAAGGCCGAGCTCGGTAAGACGCTCAACCTCAGCAGCCGGCAGATTCTCCGGAACTTCAGCGCCGCGGTAAAGGTACTTGACCTTGCCGTCAGACTCCCGAACCACGGCGAGGGCGCCGATAACAACCAGCGACTTCTTATCGCTCTTAGGAACAGCCATTTAGGAGCCTCCTTAGATGCCGGTGATGCGGAGAGCCGCATTCGGTTCGGTGATGTACGGGACCACTACGGCACGGGCACGCAGGCGCCACTGGTCGTTGTCGTCATCGCGCATCGACTTGGATTCGAGGATCCCGTCAACCTTGTCGTAGTTGCCGCCAAGGTCTTCGGTAGCGATACCGCCAAGCTGGGAGGAGTCAACAACCCATGCGCCGGAAGCCGGCAGGTTCGGGGTGCGCATGATCCGAAGGCCGGCGATCAGTTCAAAGTTGCCGGTGACGACAGCGTTGGACTGGGTTTCGCGGGCAATCGCGTTGATCAGAACCTGATCGGAAGCGAGCAGGGCCCAAGAGGCGTCATCAACGATCAGAGTGTCAGCGTCATAGCCCTGGTTCAGCGCGGACAGGGTCGCCTTTGCCTTCAGGATGTCGCGGAGGATCTGCGTGCCCGAAGCGGCAGACCAAGCGGCGGCAGCAGCCTGAGTCTGAGTCACCTGCGAGGCGATAGCGGCCAGAGCAATCGTGTCCACGTTCTTAGCCGCAGAGTTGATCAGCTTCAGGAGGGCCTTGTCCACGGCGGACATGGCCTGACGCTTAGCGGACTCGTCAGTGACAAGAGTGTCCTGACCCCACTTCACGACCTTGGCGAGCTGCGCAGCGCCGTTGCCAATCGTGGTCAGTTCGTACTCGCCACCGGGCGACACGGCAGAAACTGGACGGTCAGTGAACAGGCCCTCGTTCTGCTCGAACGAAACGGCACCACCCGAAACAGTCTCGCGTCCGGTCAGGATGGAAGTAGCAATGAGCCGCTGCTCAGCAAGGGTCCGCATCCGACGCGCCACCAGAGACGGCGTGTTCAGGAAACGGGAAACGGTCAGGTAGTCGCCGGCGATCGTCGGGGACGCCGGGGGAAATGCGTTAGCCATGTGTTACTCTCTCTCAGCGCTCGAACTTGACGCGGACTTTAGCGGTATCAGCCGCAGTGGTAAGCGCAACACCAACAATGGCGCGGCTACCGTTCACGTCACCCGCGGTCGGGGTCGTGACAGCGGCAAGGCTAGAGACCTTGCCCGAAGCAGCAGCAACAACGAGGTCGCCAGCGGTGATAGCACCCGAAGCGGTAAGCTCCTGGACGCCCGAAGCGTAAACGGTCACACTGTCACCGGAAACGGCGTCAAACGCCGCAACACCGATCCAGTTCTGAGCGTTCGCGCCAGCAGTAGCAACAGTGCCGTTGCCGGAAACGGCAACAAGAGTGCCGCCAGTGATAGAAGCGGAAGCCGTGGAGACAAGAGCGTCACCAGGCGTCCGGATGGGCAGGTATTCAGCCATAATCAGGCCTGCTTTCCGTAGATAGATTCAAAGAACTGGTCATCAGCAGACAGCGCACTAGACCTAGGACCCTGCGAAGGATCCGGGGCCGGCTGCCTGGTCTTGTTCAGATCAGCGAGGATCGACGCGGCATCGGCCGCGAGTTCTTCCTCAGAGTCGCCCTGAAGGCGTCCCACCCACTTAGCCGGCAGACCGGCATCGAGGGCTACTTTCTGGCGGAGGTTATCGGCGCGGATCTTCGCCAGTTCCTGAGTGGCTTCATCAGCATCACGCTTAGCCTTCTCAATCTCTGACAGTTTCGCGTCTTCCTCAGCCTTCTTCGCCAGCCGGTGCTTCTCGGCTTCCTTGTTGGCCTTAGCCAATGCTGAGCGCAGACGTTCCAGCTCCGCGGGATCAACCGGGGCAGGTTCGACAGGCTCAACCGGTTCAACCGCATCCGGCACAACCGGCTCGACAGCTTCAACGGGCGGGGTTACTTCATCAGCCATCACGGCCTCCTGATCTGATATTTGGTGATCCCTTATCCATCCCGGAAAGGAAACTGATACCGCCGCGGCAAACTCACGCGGGGAAAATTGGCAGTGGTTTCGGGATGCAAGCCCGCCCGACTAATAGCCGAGAATATGTTTGCGATAGTCGCGTTCAACACGCGCCGCAACTTCAGGGGTGACTTTCGCGTTCTTCGCGTTCGTGAACGGGTTACGGCCAGCTCTGACCGCATCCCAGTTAGCTTGAGCATCAAACACGCGGCGTTCCTGCGCTGTCATGGTGGCCCGCACGTTCGGATCCCTCACGCCAGCCTCACGGGCCTTCAGAACAGCCTCACGAGCACCAACACGAGTACCGCCACGCCCCAGCGCCCCGAACCCCTCAGCCTGACCGCGAATCACGCCCATAGGGTTCTGACCACCCGGCAGAATGTAGCCGTACCGTTCAAGAGCTTTTAGGGTTTCCTCGCGGGAAAGGTTCTGCGCGTAAATACCCTCAGGCGTCTTACGCGGACCCTGCCGACCAAAGTTGCCACGCCTCGAGGTGCCCTCAGTCGTCAACAACCCGCCCGGCTTCACGCCGCGCTTAGCGTTGACCACCTGAAAAATGTCAGCCCCATCACGCACCGCCTGAGCCTCAGACTTGCCATAAACCCGATCCTGCTCAGCCTCGGGAAGCGACTTGAAATACTCGTACGGGTCATGAACCAATCCCTCAGACCTAGCCGCAGCAGTTGCCGTCGTCATGACATGGACACAGTCGCATTTCGGGTGGCGCTGAAAACCGGCGTTCCAGCGATAAACCCGGCCAGCGAGGATCGAACACCTCGAGCAAGACGGAGGATTCAACATGCGGACGTAGGAAGTGTGCGGCCTAGCCGCAACATCAACACCAGCCGCAGCCCGGCCCGCGTCAGCAACCTGCGTCCGCGTGATCGTCGTCAAGAACTTCCCGCCAGACGCAAGCGCCTGGTTCGGCGCCATTCCGCCCGCTATGAGGTTCTTCACATACGGCACGGGCGCATACAGCAGGCCCTCAAGGGTACGCCCATCAGAAGCGAACCCGCTAAACCCTGTAGGGTTTACAAACGCCGCAGGAGCCTCATACAGCCCCTGCTGAGCAAGCGTGGAAGCGCCATAACTAGCGCCCGCAGCCGCGGCCTTAGACTGCACCCCGGACAGCACAGGAACCAACAACGGAACCTGCGCCGACCACGAACCCGTAAGGTCCGCCAGTGAAGTCTCAGACCACAACTCGCCAGCAGCCAACACCACCAGTGCCTGCAAACGCTGCATCTGCCTGTAATGAGCAACCGCCGCATCAGGGATCATCACTAACCCCCGTTAATCGACCTCGCCAAATTAGCAATATCAGGATTCGACTTCGCAACAGCATCCATCTCAGCCATACGCGTCCGCTGCTCCGACGTGTAACCAAGATCCTCACGCGCCATCTCAACCGGGATAATCCCCGCCTGAACCAGCTTCACCTTCGCATCAGCAACCTGCGCAACAGTCGGCGTGGAAGGATCGCGCCACACCGTTTCCAACGTCTTCGCGTCCTCATCCCACTTGCCGGACTTGAACCGCAGCACGAGGCGCTGCACATCCTCCCAAGCCCCGCCGAAGTAGGTCTGCTTCCGCTCAACACGCTTCACCATCTGCGCCTCAGACGCGCGGATAGCATCAGCCGAAGTCGGGTTCGTGCCACCAAAGTCCATATGATCCGGAGGCAGCGCCATCATCTGACGCGCCAACTGGGCCAAGAGCTTGATCGAATTATGAAACACAGCCAAATCCGATTCCTGGAACTGCCCCATCTTCGTCTCAGAAGACTCAGAAGCCCACAACCGGCCAGCATCCCGCGACCAAACATTGATCGGATTACCCGAGGCGTCAACAAAATCCTCAGCCTTCAAACCAACAACCCAACGCCGCGGCATCGCATGATACTCAGCGCTAACCATCATGTCCGTAGCCATCTTGTTAGCCGCATCAGCAACCGGAATCACATCATGGAACTCAGACAAACCATCAGGCCGCAGAATCCGGGGACGATTCACCAAAGGAACAACAGGCACAACACCAAGCTCATGCACATCAGCCGGGCCAGTCGAAACCCACTTGCCCTCGCTAAAAGCGAAAGACTCAGTCGAGTTCGGCAAGTACAACGTAGCCCGCTGCACAACATCCGCACCATCGCCCTCAGCCCACCGCTTCACAGCCGCAGACACCCGACGAGTCCGAGGATCCCGCTCAGCGAACACCTGAAACGGCGACTCCACAGTCACAATCGGATCCGCACCCGGCTCGTCGCCGCTGCCAACAATCACATACGAACGCCGCAACGCAACAGCCTCCAAATGAGCCTGCTGCGACTGCTCATCCAGACCATTAGCCTGCCAAATCCGCCACAACTCCTCATCAGACGACGACTTACCCCGATACCGGAAACCCTCAATATCAAGCCGATTCTCATAAGCCTCAGCACCAAGCCGCAACCAATTAATAACCAACTGCGAAACCCGGTCCCCAAGCTCAGCCTGCATAGCCGCAGCCATATACTTCAAAGGCTGCTCGCCCTCAAAATACTTGTCGTACTTGTCAAGCCCAGGAATCGCCTGCGCCAACTTAGTATCCAAACGCACAAGGGCCACATCAACAGCCATTTAGGCCCTCCATCGTCTAAGAAACAACAACCCGGCGCCTCTTTGGCGTAGGATCCCACCCGTCTTCACGGGCATCACAAGCCGCCGTATGCGCAAGGATGCGCGCCATAGCAGCGTCAATCTTCTGGTGGTCAGTAGGCTTGATCAGCACGTACTGTTGAGCGGCCTTAGCCGCCTTCCTGGCGTTCGCAATGTGCATCGCAGCAATCGGGCAGCCGTCATGCTTGATGCGCCCCGTAGAGAGGTCCACCTCGAACCGCTTTATCTCGGCAAACATCGCCTTGATGCGGTTGGTAGCCCACTCGAAAACATGGTTCTCGCCGTAAGCTAGCGACCAGTCGCCAATCTCTGAGTAGTAATCCTGCGGGTCGCAGTAGAAGCGGCGGACGTTGTACCGGCTAAACAGCTCATCAACCGCCGCATGAACCTCGCCGCGGGGAATCTGACCATTCCACTCCGCAGGGTTCCAAATCGTAGGCCGCTTATCCGGCCCATATCTTGGAGTAAACGTCAGCCCGTCAAAAGTCTCAGCCTGAATCGCGGTCCAGTCGTTATTCTCCGAACCGTCAAAGCCCAGGCAGATCGATGTTCCATCAGGCGGGTTCGGTAGCCACTTCTGTATCACCGGCATATGCCGCCTCCCACAAACCATCACGCAACCACGTACCCGAGCCAGAAACCAGCCGATTACCGAAAAACCGTTCAGCCTGCGGGCGGTCAGTCTCCATCAGCTCCGAAGCCTCAGCCTCAATCGAGTCAAGATTCACCCAAGGTGATCCCTCATAAACGAACCTGTGAATCTGTGCCCGGTCACGCTTATTTCCATACGACAAATGCGCCGGCGGCTGACGGAAGAATTTGAAAACATCCTCAGAGCGAGACTCGAACGTTCGCTGCGCCGTGCTGTTCTCGGCAGGGTCCCAAGCGTTAGACGTCTCAATCGTCCGGCCACCCATACCAGCCGCACCACGCCGCTGAGTCTCAGCAACCTTGATCATCTTGTTCGTCTTCGTATACAGGCCAGATTCATCCTGGAAGGCAAACGAAATCGGGTTGCCAAGCTTCGACTGAGCGTTAGAAGTCACCGCATCAATACGGTCCATGTCCTCATCGCCGGAATCACCAACAATGCGGATAAAGTCCTCACGGATCAGCAACAAATCAGCAAGCGGACCAAGCCGAATCATCGCCTTCAACGGGCGAAGAATGTTATCGACCTGATCCTCAGACGTAGCCGTCAACTGAATCAGCGGCGAAGGATGCCGGATACCCTTCGGCTCACCCGGCAGATAGTCATAAGACCACCCGCACCCGCAGCCGTTAGCAGAGCACTCGTAAACCTCGCCATCCTCAGCCCAACCATTAAAGATCGTCGGCCCAACAGCCTCACCCGTAGACACAGCAGCCGCCCAAGGGCCCTTGCCGGTCTTCTGAGGCGCAACAACCTGCGACCTGCGGTAAACGAACGCCTGGTTCAGCAACGGCTGATCGGGGATCCAAACAGCATCAGGGCGGATCCGATAATGATTCGCCGTGCACCAAAACTGCCAATCCGACTGACGAAATGCGGCCCCGCGGCTAAAGCCATCAGGCACCCGGCAATGCTGCTCATACCAGGCATCCAACAAGTCCCCAAGCGTAGGGAAATCAACAAGGAAACCGTTACTCTCCACCGACAGCCCTCAGACGGCGCTTAGGCGCAGCCTGAGACGATTCCGCGGGCTTCTCGTCCCGCTTCTCCTTCACTTCGTCAGCAGCAAGCGCCCACCCGTTCTCTTTCATCCCGGCAGGAGTCAACCCGATCTGATCAGCAAACCTATGAACATGCCCCAACAGGGCAGCCGGCGCCTCCGGATCCTCAACACGAACCGAAACCCGCACCCAATGAGCAACCGTGTACCAACGCCAAGGCTCAACAAACCAAGCCGCAGCCTGCGGCGTCCGCCAGACCTGACCCCACAACTCAACCTCACGCCCAGAAGCGCCCGGCAGGGGAAACTCAGGAACATCACCAGCGAACCCCTCACGAGGCAACGCCTGAAAACTCAAGCCCCGACTATCAGACCGCCCAGACCTCGGATCAACCGGAGGCCCAGACCTATTACGTGCGCCACCACGAGCCATGAAGCCTCCTCAAGAAATCGAAAACCGCGATGTTCTGAACTATCCGCACGGGTTGCTCACC